ACATGTCGAATTACCGTTCCCACATAAACGGTATGTTTATCGACGACTTGGGTAACAAGAAAGCTGCGTTTTGTAAAACGTCTCCCGTTCAGATTATCATTGATACTATGAATAATGTTAAGAATTATGCTAATATGGCAGAAGCTGACATGAAGGGAAAAGTTTCCATTGAACCCAAGGCATGTATTATCACTTCGAATGTGAAGGATCTTTGTGCTAGGCAGTTTTCGAACAAGCCAACATCGATCGTGCGCCGGGCGCACTACATGCTAACCGCATCCGTTAAACCCGAATTTTCTACGAACACAATGCTTGACTCACGAAAAGCAGCTGCGTACTATGAGAAGAAGGGAATTACACCGCCGGACATCGAAGATCTCTGGTTCATCACTGTTGAAGAGTGTGTACCAAAGATTAAGAAACCAGGTTCGGAGAGGAAGGATGGCGCAGAGGACGACTTCAAGTGGGTAGTCGTGTCCGATGCAGGAGGTCCGTTGAAAGACGTGGACTTCCCCCGGGTGGTGAGATATCTTCTTGATCAATCTCGCCCCTACTACAAGCACCAGAATGCCATTGTTGCGAAAGCCAAAGATGCTAAGTATGAAATGTGCCCTGAATGCAATTACTTGGCCCAAGTGTGTCTCTGTAAAAAGAGTCCGCACTTTGGAGTCGAGTCGTTGATGACAGCGTACAGTATCAAACGAGCCTTTGGCAATTCGTTGAATATGGCTGGTGCCGGACTCATGACTTCGGTCGACCAATGGACTTCGAAACAACTGCTTGCAGCCTATTCTGAGTTCAACAGGTATCCGCTTTTACAGTGGACAACCTGGGTCCCGAATGATTGGTGGTCCAACCCCCTCATGACCAAGTTCATTTACTTCACTCGGAAGGATGAGCTGACCCATAACATCAAGTGTGTTGTGTGGGTCCATGCGGTCGGCATTTTGTGCGCATCAGTTGCGGCAAAAGTGCGATTTGAGGGATGGGTTATCGTTGCGGTGATTTTGGCAATCAACCTTGCTTATGTTGTTGAACAGCAGAAGGCAATTTTGATGTCACACCTCGAAAGGCAACGAGATAGTATCCCACTCGTGGTGAAGTCGGCGAGAGATCAGCATATGCAGACTCTCTTGAAGACGTGCGCTGGCATCGCTGCCGCTTACGCACTGTGCAAGGCCTACAAAGCCTTCCATGGTGTGCGCGCACCACAGGGAAACTTACAACCCAC